AGTAAATTTTACAAATTTAGACTTTGAGGATATTAAAACTACTCTCAGAGAATATTTAAAGTCAAATTCCAATTTTACGGATTATGACTTTGAAGGTTCTAACTTGTCATCTATTCTTGATGTATTAGCATACAATACGTATATTACTTCATATAATGCTAATATGGTAGCAAATGAAGTTTTCATTGATACGGCAACTTTAAGAGAAAATGTAATTGCATTAGCAAGAAATATTGGATATACTCCTAGATCAAGAACAGCGGCAACATCTGCAATATCATTTTTTGTTGATACATCTAATATAACTCCCAGACCTGCCTCTATAACCCTCCGTAAAGGGACTGTAGCAGCGTCTACCGGAGTCTTTGGTAGTACTGCTGGGTCGTTCTGTATTTTAGATGATATAACCGTTCCTGTGGTCGATGACATCGCTGCTTTTAACGAAATTCCCATTTATGAAGGAACAGTTGTAGAGAAAAACTTCACTTATAGTTCTAGAAATCCTCAACAAAAATTTACTCTACCAAATCCAGGAATTGACACTGATTTAATTAGAGTTAGTGTCAGGAATACTGAATCCTCAACAGCAACCGTAAAATATTCTTTACAAGATAGTTTATTCTATCTTTCTTCCGATTCAAAAGTCTATTTCTTACAAGAGGTAGCAGATGAAAGATATGAAATATTCTTTGGCGATGGATTTTTTGGTAAAAAACTTGATGATCAAAACTACATTACAGTTACTTACTTAGTAACTAATGGAGATTCTGGAAATGGATTCTCCCAATTTTCTTTTAATGGCAGATTGACTTATGTAAGAGATGGAAATGAATATACAGTTACAAATGGTATATCACTTTTAACACCTGAATATAGTTCTAGAGGTGGATCATCAATTGAATCAGTTGAGTCTGTTAGAAAGTATGCACCAAAGATTTATGCAACTCAAAATCGTGCAGTAACTGCAGATGATTATGAAACCTTGATTCCTTCAAAAATATATCCAGATACAGAGTCTATTTCTGTATTTGGTGGAGAAGAGTTAATTCCTCCACAGTACGGAAAAGTTTTTATTAGTATTAAACCTAGATTTGGAGATTTTCTTCCAAATTTAATTAAAGATAATATTAAACTAAAATTAAAAAAATATGCAGTAGCAGGTGTTGTACCTGAGATTTTGGATCTTAAATATCTTTTCCTTGAAGTAAGTTCAAGAGTCTATTACAACACAAATTTAGCTCCATCAGCAGCTGATGTTTCAACAGTAATTTCTAATAATGCTGCTAAGTATGCAGATTCTACTGAATTAAATAAGTATGGTGCTCGATTTAAATACAGTAAATTCTTAAAAGTAATTGATGATAGTCATGAAGCAGTAACATCAAATATTACTGTTGTAAAGATGAGGAGAGATTTAAGAATTGTACCTAATACACTTGCAGAATATAAAATTGGATTTGGTAATCAATTTTATATTTCAAGTATGAGTGGGTACAATATAAAATCCAGTGCATTTAAAGTTGTTGGAATTACTGAAAATGTTTATCTTAGTGATATACCAAACTCAAATGGACAAACTGGAACTTTATTTTTCTTCTCTGTACCTAACGTAGGATCTCAAAGTCCAACAGTCATACGTTCTAATGTAGGAACTATTGATTATGTAAATGGCATTCTAACTATCAATGCAGTCAATGTTCTTGCGGGAATGGAAAAAGATAGTCAACAGGTCATTGAAATTCAGGCAACACCACTATCAAATGATGTTGTCGGATTACAGGACCTTTATTTGCAACTAGATACTAGTAATAGTACGTTTGAAATGGTATCAGACGAAATCGCATCAGGCCTTGACCCATCAGCATCAAATTATATTGTTTCTTCTTCTTATGCAGAGGGGAATTTAGTTCGTGTTGGTGGACCTGCTAATATTACAGGACCTACAGCAAATACTACGGTATCTACAACTACTTCAACCAATAGTTCTTTTGCTGGTACAAACACTAGTACAAATACAACTTCAGGAACTTCTGGCGGTTCATCAACACCTTCTGGTTCAGGCGGCGGTTACTAATTTAGAGATATAGAAAAAATGGCAGAAACAAGAATCAAGTTTAGCAGTATCGTTAAGAACCAACTCCCAACTTATGTTGTGAATGAGTTCCCCCTTATCTCTGAATTTTTAAAACAATATTATATTGGTCAGGAGTACAAGAGTGGTCCTGTTGATTTAATACAGAACATTGATCAGTATATAAAGGTTGATGAGCAAACAAATTTAAATCATTTCATATCATTGAATGGCGATATTGATGAATTTGCAACAACAATAAATGTAGACTTTTTGCAGGGAACAAATAAGTTTCCAGATTCTTATGGTCTTCTGAAAATAGGTGATGAAGTAATAACTTATACTGGAAAAACTGAGACTTCTTTCACTGGATGTATTAGAGGATTTGTTGGAACAACTTCATATAGATCAGACTCTACTCCAGGGGATCTTGTCTTTAATTCTACTTCAGCTGCTGAACATAAAGATGGTGCGACTATTGAAAATTTAAGTTGTCTTTTCCTGAAAGAATTTTTAAACAAAACTAAACTTCAATTGATTCCAGGATTGTCTGATAGACCTTTATCATCAGAAATAAATCAAAATGTTTTTATAAAACAGGCAAAAGATTTTTATACTAGTAAAGGAACAGATGAATCATATAAAATTTTATTTAAAGCACTCTATGGAGTCAATGTTGAAATAACAAAACCAAGAGATTATCTATTTACACCTTCAAATGCTAATAATTTAGTAACTTCTAATTTTTTAGCAGAATCAATTGATGGCAATCCTTCAGAATTAGAAAGTAGAACTATATTTCAAGGGGATAATGATGAAACTTATACTTCAATATATGATATTGAAAAAGTAAGTGCAAAAGATAATAAAACTTTTTATAAACTTTCTTTTGATAATGGATATAATAGAGATTCTAGAGCTCAAGGATCAACTGTAGGGACATTTAAGGTATCCCCAAAAACTCACATAATTGGAAATGTTTCTGCAGGTTCTACTTTCATTGATGTAGACTCTACGGTAGGATTCCCCAATTCTGGAGAAATCTATGTAAAATATCCAAATTCAACTGAAAACCCAACAGGTATTGTTTCTTACACATCTAAAACAATAACGCAATTTTTGGGATGTAACCAAATTACAGATACTTTAATTGATGGGGATACTTTAACTACTGAAGATTTTGCTTCGGTTGAACCTTCTGATGTTGACATTAAAGTTCGTCTTACATCTGTTTTATCTGGATTTTCAAAACAAGACGGCATATTTGACTATAAACCAGAAGATAAATTTAATATAAAAACTCTTGGTATCGAAGATAGTTCTTTTAAATTTAGGAACTGGTTGTATAATAATCCCGTTAAATATGCAATCAGTAAAATTGAATTAATTAGTAGTGTTTCTCCAAAAACTTATAAGTTAACTCTAAACAAAGAAAATTACTTATCACTTGGAGATTCCTTAAAGATTGAGTCTTTAAGCGGAATAGAATCTTACGATGCAGAAGTTCTTGATATTATTACAAGCAAAGTTGTAGTAATTAAAACTCCAGGAACTATTAATGTTACATCAGGATATACTTTATTAAAGAAATTAAGAAAAGTACAGTCTACAACTATTCCAACACTTACTAAATTTCATGCAAACATTCAAAATGTCTACAAAAAACAATATGGGGATTCAATTTTAGTTGCAGCAAACTCTTTACCTTCATATAAAGACGTACCAATCTCTGCAAGAAAAACTTTAAAAATTTTTAGTGGTACATTTGCTGGAGACACTTTTACTGTAAATGAACATGGATTCTACAGTGGAGAGTCTGTGTATTACACCCCTCAAAGAACTAAAACAACTATTGAAATTGATGGACAAGATGTAATTGAGACTTCTGTTCAATCTTCTCTATTTGGTGGAGATGATGGTGGTGAGGGAGTATACTATGTTCATAGAGTGGACAATAATAACTTTAAATTAGCAAAATCTCCAGCTAATTTGTATACGTCCAATTTTGTAAACATATCGTCAACTACAGTTACTGACAATAGTATAGAATTGTCGGAAACATCGGGTAAATTTATAGATTCGCAAAGACTTTATAGAGAAATTTCTACACCAATCAATAATAATATTGAGGTTGAAACTGCACCAGGAGCTACTGGAATTTTAATCAATGGTGTTGAAATTTTAAATTACAAATCAAAAGATATTATTCATACTGGAAAAATAGAAAAAATTGAAGTTTCTTCTCCTGGAAATGGATTTGATATAATCAATCCACCAGAGTTGATTATATCGGATCCAGTTGGAACTGCAGCAACAGGATTTCTTGCTGTTAGTGGAAATTTGAGAGAAATAAACCTCATCAACAGGGGATTTGATTTTACAGAAATTCCTATAGTTTCAATAACGGGTGGAAACGGAGTTAATGCTAAAGCATTAGCAAATACTAAACTAATTTCTCATTCTGTAGAATTTTTCTCAGATTTTAATTCTAATAAAGTTGTAACAGGTGCCACAAATTCTACTATTGGATTCTCAACTTATCATAAATTTAGGAATGGAGAGCAAGTAGTATATAAACCAAATTCGCAGCAAGTAGTTGGTGGTTTATCTACTAATTCAACTTATTTTGCAGAAGTTGTCAATGCTACTACGATCAAGTTGCATAGTACTTTAGACAATGCAATCGCTGGTATTAATACAGTTGTGTTGTCTTCTCATGGTATTGGAAAACATACTTTAGAGTGTACATCACAAAAATCTATTATTGATTCAATAAACATTGTTGATAATGGTTCTGGTTATGAAAATAAAAAAAGAACCGTTGTTTCCGCAGGAATTAATACGTCATCAGACATTATTACTATAGAAAATCATGATTATAAATCTGGTGAAATATTAAGGTATACTGCAGGAACAAGTGCAATTGGTGGATTGAGTAATGAAACTAATTATTATGCCACAGTAATTGATGAAAATAATTTTAAGTTATCTGAGATTGGTTCAATAGTAGATGAAAAATTATTCTATAGAACAAATCAGTATGTTGATTTAACTAGCACTGGGACAGGAACTCAAATCTTTAACTATCCTCCAATATCTGTTACAGTAGAGGGTCCTGTTGGTATATCAACTGTCCCAGGAATTGATTCTACAGCGTATAAAGCTGAAGTTCAACCAATTTTTAGAGGAGAACTGACATCAGTACATTTATCTAATAAAGGATCTGGATACGGTTCTAACGAAATTATCAATTTCAATAAACCACCTCAGGTGTCTGTAAAATCTGGTGTCAACGCTCAGGTCAAACCTATCGTTTCTGCTGATGGAAGAATCATAGAAGTTATAATTGAAAATATTGGATCTGATTATACGTCTATTCCAAACTTAGATATAATATCTAATTCTGGTCTTGGATGCATCTTAACACCAATTTTCTCAAATGGAAGACTTAGTGAAGTAAAGGTTATAGAACCAGGAGCAGGATATATTTCTGGAGAGGTAAGTATTGAAATAACTCCATCAGAAGAAGATTTTTCTTTTATTCCAGAACTGCAAACATGGAGAATAAATTTATTTGAAAAATTATATACCAATAACTTAATAGGAAGTGATGATCTTGTTGCACATCGCTCTTTAAGTGATAATTACGGTTTACAGTGCTATTCATTATATGCACCTAGACCATTGAGAGAAATGGTATATTCAGTTTCTCAGGGTGGGGAGATATTGTATGGAAAACCAGATCTAAAATTAGTCAATTCTCAAGAAACAGTATTTACTGACCACTCACCGATTATTGGTTGGGCCTATGATGGAAATCCAATTTATGGTCCATATGGATACTCTAATAATGACGGAGGAGTAGTTACTTTGATGAAGTCTAGTTACAGACTTAACTCATCTCGTGTGGGAGGACCATCAGTATCTACTTTCCCATTAGGATTCTTCATAGAAGATTTTACTTATCAGGAAAATAGTGATGATAGTTATCTTGACAGAAATAATGGAAGATTTTGTGTAACACCAGAATATCCAAATGGAACTTATGCTTATTTTATTACAGTTAATCCAAACAATGTAGAATCTTCTGGATTATTTGAAAATTATAAAATACCAACATTCCCATATGTCTTGGGAGATAAGTATTATTCTACTCCAAATGAGTTTAATTTTACAAAATCTTCTAATCAAGATGATTATGATATTGAATCAAATAACTGGTGTAGAAATACAATTTCATATAATTTGAGAGAATCTGATATTAATTATCCTTACATATATCGACCAAATGATTTATCTCAAACAGGAAAAATTGTATCTACAAATAGAGGAACAGTTTCTAAAGTAGACATAAAAAGTCCTGGAGACAACTACAAAGTCGGAGATACTTTAAACTTCTCTGATGATGTAACAGGATTTGGAGCAGCTGGAAGAGTATCAAGATTAAAAGGTAAATCTGTTAGTAGTCTTAGCGCAACTGAATCTACAATAGATGGTGTTACCTTTATTCCTTCAAATAAGAAAGGAATTTATTTTGTAGAATCAGAATCTCCACATGGATTATTACCATCAGATATTATTAATGTTAGTGGCATTTCTACAACATCATCAAAAATCGGAGGTTCCTATTCAATAGGAGTTACCAGTGAAAGATTTTCTATTGCTGGGTTAGGAACTATTGGAGTTGCTATTGGAAACACTAGTGTTACTGGACTAGTAACTTTCTTTAATGTATCATCAAGTTTGATTGGATCAAACATTGTACCAAATGATATTTTGGGTATTGGTACAGAACAAGTCAAAGTTTTGAATATTGATAGAACTAATTCTAGGTTTAGAGTTCTTCGAGAAGCAAATGGTACTGTTGGGACAACTCACACTATTGGAAGTATTATATCCGAAGTCCCAAGAAGATTTACAATAGATTCTGGATTTAAAACAAGATACCAATTCAAGAAAAATAGAGAAATATATTTTGAACCAGGAGAAACTGTAGGTCTTGGTACTACTGCTGTTGGAATTGGATCTGTATTGCAATTTAATTCTTTTGGATTAAATACAGTCGGTCTTGGAACAACCTTTGGATCTAGTTCTCTTGCAGTTCCTATTAAATCACTTTACATAAAAAATCATAGATTAGAAACAGGTGATTTATTAACGTATTCTTCAAATGGTGGAGAGGGTATCGTTTATAATGAGTTTGGTAATATCGGTGTTGCTAAAACATTAACTGACGGACAAGAACTTTTTGTCGGTAAAATTTCAAATGATTTAATCGGTATTGCAACTCAAAGAGTTGGTCTTGGAAGCACCGGTGGTTTTGACGGAGTAGGAAATTCTTCTAAGACTTTATTTTTTGTTGGAGTTGGTAGTGGCACTAATCATAGTTTTGCAACAAATTATAGTAATATAACTGGTGATATTGAAAAGAGAACAGTAACTGTAACAACAGAGGTAAATCACTCTCTCCACAGAGGACACTTTGTTGATATTGATGTTAATCCATCATTTGCAACAACATATGTGGTAAAATATAATGACAAAAATAGAAGAGTGCTTGTTGGTATAGAAACTTTTAGTGCCATAGGTGTTAATAGCACTACTAATACTATCACCATATCAAATCATGGTTATGAAACTGGGGATAAAGTAATTCATTCCTCAACTGCACCATGCGAAGGATTAGAGAATGATAAAATTTACTACATTGTAAAGGTTGATAATAATATTGTTAAATTATCCAATAGTCATTACGAAGCAACTAAATTAATACCAAGCACTGTAGGTATTTCAAGTACATCATTCGGTGAGTTTGGACTTATCAATCCTCCCATTAAAGCTTTTAGAAGTTCAACACTAGACTTTGATATTTCAGATTCTTCTTTAGGATTTGTTCAGCAATCTACTCAATATTCCGCATTTAAACTTAATTTTTATCTAGATGAAGAACGCACTAAGGTTTGGGAAACAGATCAATCATCTTCAACCTTTAGTGTTTCTAGAGTAGGGTCTTCTGGTATTTCTTCTTCCATTGTTAGTGTTTCTATTGGAAATACAACTCCCGATAGACTATATTATTTCTTCGATCCAGTTTCTACTACAAATCTTCCTGCAGAAAAATCAGAAATAATACAAGATTCTGAGATTGTGAATAATAATTCAATACTATCTCAAAATAGTGTTTATAATGGAAGTAGAAGAATTTCTGTTGCAGGAACTAACTTCTTTAAATTTGAACTGGCAGAAATTCCCGAAGCAAACTCATATGAGTCCACTTCATCTAATATAACTTATACAACTGATTGTACTCATACAAATGGACCAATATCTACAATAGAGGTTACTAGTGCAGGTAAAAATTACACTACTCTACCTTCAATTACATCTATTAATTCTCTTGATGGAGTGAGAGGAGATTTAGTCGCAGTTAGTGAAAATATTGGTGTTATCGAAAAGGTAAAAATTAATGATATTGGTTATGATTTCCCAACTGATTCTACATTGAAACCAAGCGTTTCTCTTCCACAAATTATTAATGTTGATTCTTTCGCTAAAGTTGAAAGAATTGATATAACTTCTGGAGGAAAAGGATATTCTTCAGCTCCAGAACTATTATTGTTTGACGGTAAAACTGGAAATCAAATTACTGACATTTCAACTGAATATTCTTTAGGAGATTCAACTGTAACTATTTTAAGTAATACCAGGGGAATTAATAACTCTACTCCATCAATATTACCAGTAAAAAATACTAATGGTGTTGGGATTAGTACAGTTGGATTTAATACAATCACTAAAGATGTGACTGTAAAAATGTCGGTTGGATTTAGCGAAACATTCCCATTTGAAGTTGGAGATCAGGTAATGATCGAAAACATTAGTTATGTCGGTGTTGTTACTACTGATACTCTTAAGGGATATAACTCAAAAGACTATGGATATAAATTATTCACTCTTAATGCTGTAACTCCTAATATTGGGGGAATTGGTACAGTTGCATATAGTTTGTCTGATTATTTGAGTGAGGGGGAGATTCCAGGAGACTTTGATGCAATTAATTCATCTGGACAGATAATTGCACAAAAGAATTTCCCAATTTTTGACACATTATTATCCACTGGCGACTATCTCAGCGGTGAAACAGTTACTACCAATGGAAAAGAAGGTATTGTTCAAAGTTGGGATAGAACAACAAAAGTTCTTAGAGTTCTTTCTTCCGATGATTTTAAAGAAGGTGAAGTTATAAGAGGACTTACTTCAGAACTCTCTGGAGTTTCCTCAAAAGTAACATCATATGAATCTTACTTTGAAACAGACGTTTCTGCTAAGATATTCAGTGGAAATCAAACTGGTTCTGGATTCTTAAATGATAATTTACAAAGAATCCAAGATAATTTCTATTATCAAAACTTCTCATATTCACTGAAGAGTACTATTCCATTTGACGATTGGAATGATGTAATATCTTCAGTAAATCACACTCTTGGATATAAAAAATTCAGTGATCTTCAAATTGAGTCAACAAATTCAAGTCAATCTTTACAAGTTAACACTTCTGCTGAATTGACTGATGTCACTATCGTAAGTAGTTTAGATTCATTTGTAGATACTAATTGCGTATTTGATTTTGATATTGCTACAGAAAATAATGTAAATCTTTCAGATGGTACAGTTCTTTCTGATGAAATTAATTTTGATTCTAAAATTTTAAGTGATTTTACAGAATCATCTGGAAATAGAGTTCTTTCCATTGATGATATATCCACAGAATTTAATAGTAATCCTAGATCTACCGCCTTTACTATACTCAACACCTTTAAACTGAGTGATTTTAGATTTAGAAAGTATTTTACTTATTTGAGAGATAAGAGATTTACTCAAGAAAGGCAAGGAATGATCATTGATCTTATTCATGATGATTCTTTTGGGTATCTTAATCAATATGCAAGACTTGAAACTGTATATGATCAAGGTTCTTTTGATTTCTCAATATCGGGAACTGATGGTCAGTTATTATTCTATCCAATCAAATCAACAGTAAATGATTATGATATTACAACAATTTCTTATAATTTAAATGATAATTATCTGAGCACTGGAAGTACATCTATTGGCGGAGTCTTAATTGATTCAGAAAGCGCAATTGTAAGTTCTGGAACAACTGCCAATATTGTCAGTATCGGTAATACATATCACTCCCTGAAGGTTCTTGTTGAAATTACACCAGATGTTAGTAATCCATCTTATGGAGACACTGCTACGTTTAATTCAAATGAATTTGAGGCACAGGAACTAAACATTGTCCATGATGGAACAGATGTATCTATCCTGGAGTATGGTAAATTGACTACTTCTCTTGGAGGAATGAGTGCGACTGGATTTGGAACTTATACTGCACGTCTGGATGGTTCAAATATCAAAGTTGATTTCAATCCATCTGGAATAGGGACAAAGGCTGTAGTTAATACTGTTGTTGTTGGATTATCTTCACTTGCTTCTGGCACATCAACGCATGATATGAAACATGCCAGATTGCAGTCTACAGCGACCAATATTTCATCATCTGGTTCGCCAACTGAGAATGTTGTTGCTGAATATCCAAGTCATATCTCTACTCAAGAGGACAGATATGATGCTGGATATTTTATGATTCAAGTTCATGATACTACAAATAATCGTTATGAATTCTTAGAATATTTTGTTATAGATGACCATATTGAGGGAGAATCAACTGGAGAAACGTTTGACACTGAGTTTGCAAATATTCAAACTCATTCTGGACTTGGAACTTTTGGTTCTAGAGTAATCGCCAATTCTGTCGGTCTTGCTGCAACGACTCAAGTTCTCTTTACTCCTGTAGCAGGAATCAATGCAACTGTTCACGTATATGCTAATGCCCTTAGAATTGAAGATGATCAAAAAGATACAATTGAGTTAAATAATGGAACTGTAGAAACTGGGTATGGTGATTATACCGGAACTGAAAGAGACATTAGAAGATCATTCAATTTAACTCACAAGAGTGATAATATTTTTGAAAGAACGTTTGCTGGTACTGGTATTAATACCAGTGCAAATACTATAACAATTCCAAATCACTTCTATGTAAGTGGTGAACAAATCTCATATACTTGCCCAGGTATCGGAAATGCACAATCAATTGGTATTGGAGAAACTGCATTCCCAGTCGCTGGAATAACTACATCACTACTTCCCGCAACGGGAGTGTTTGTAGTTAAACTCAATGATAATACAATTCAACTTGCTAGAAGTGCGGAAGATGCGTTGAAATCTATTCCAAAAGTTCTCAATTTAACTTCAGCTAGTTCTGCTGGTGTTGGAGTCACTCATTCATTTGTTGCAACAAATCAAAATCCAAAAGTATTGGTTGCTATTGACAATCTTATTCAGTCTCCAATCGTCTCTACTGCAGTTACAACAACTTTAGCTGATCAGGTCTTTAGCACAGATAATACTATTGACTTTAGAGACACAAATTCATTCTTTGGGGGAGACTTGTTTAAGGCTGGCGATGAAATTATGAAGATTGAAGGTGTTGGTATTGGAAGTACGAATAGAATCGTAGTTCGCAGAGGATGGATGGGAACAAATATCCAAACTGGACTTTCAACTGGCGATTTGGTGACAAAAGTTGTTGGAAATTATAATGTTGTCCGCAATTCTTTGAATTTTGCTGAAGCACCTTATGGAAATCTCCCAGTTGGTTCTCCAACGAATCCTCCAGACCAAAGAGATTATGTTGGAATAACGACTAGTTCTTTCTTCCAAGGAAGAAGTTTCATGAGAACGGCTCAACCAAATACTACAAATGAAACTTATTATAAAAATTACATTTTTGATGATATTTCAGATCAATTTAATGGAGTTGAGAATGAGTTTACTTTAAAATCTGATGGAAGTAATGTCACTGATATTAACAATGATGGTGCAATTATATTAATTAATGATATATTCCAAGTTTTTGGAGATGCAAACAATTTTACTTTATCTGAAACTACTGGAATAACTTCAATCACTTTTACTGGTGATGAAAGAACAATCACAAATGATATTGGTATTTCTAACTTCCCGAAAGGAGGAATAATTGTTTCTGTCGGATCTGAAGAAGGGTCAGGATATCAACCTTTAGTTGCTGCAGGTGGAACAGCGGTTGTATCTTCTGCAGGTACTATTAGTTCAGTATTGATTGACAATAGTGGTTCTGGTTATAGGTCTGGAGTACAAACACATATTTCCGTGGGAGTAAACCTTCCAGATGTTTCTGGTTCTACTATAATTCCAATTGGAACTGCTTCTGTTTCTAATGGACATGTAACTTCCGTTGCTATTTCAACTGATAGAGTATTCTATGCTCCAAGAGATATATCAAATGTTGGATATTCATCAGCAACTGGTCTGACAACAGTTACAACATCAACCGCACATGGTTTATCTGTAAACGAGATAATTAATGTTTCTGGAATTGCATTTACTTGCGATTATCCTAAAGCTGGACCAGTTAATATTACTAATGTTGGATATAGTAGTATCACTGGCATTATGACGGTTACAACTGCCACACCACACAATCTCAATATATCCGGTCAGAGAAGTGATGTTCTGTTAACTGGTATTGGAATGACATGTGATTTAGATAATGGTTCTTCTACACATGTATACCCAAGAACAACTGATCCAGCATATTGCGGAACTGCAGTTCTATCCACACCAACAACTACAACATTTACAGTTAATGTTGGAACTTCTACAGTTGCCACTTACTATCAAAGTGGTGGAACTGCACAACCTGTTATTATTGCACCAAGAGTAAGTAATAACTCCGCTAGTGGATTTGACCCCGCATCACAAGGATCAAGTGTTCTTAGAGTCATTAATAGCACCAGTTTTGAAATAAACACCGGCATTTCTACTCGCGATCACTTCTATGCAAGATGTGGAACTGTTACAAAACCAATTGAAATTGTAATCGATGCTCCACTTTCATATAGCAACTTGCCTTTAAAATATGTTTCTGGGACATCAGGACTTGGAACAGAATCTACAATCGATGTTGTTGTTGGTCAACAGTCCAATGTAATTTCTTTTGAAATTAATAATACTGGATATGGATACGATAATGGAGAAAAACTAACAGTTTCTGTTGGTGGAACTACTGGTATTCCTACTACTTCTTCTTTCACCCCATCAGATGTATTTGAGATTGAAATTGAAAAAGTTATTAATGATGAGTTCACTGGATGGTCTCTGGGTGTTCTTGAAACATTTGATGATGTAAATGCTTTCATCGATGGCAACAGACTTGATTTCCCCTTAGTTAAAGCGGGTAGCGCAATATCTATCAATAAATCAAAAGGATCAAAAATTGAACTTGATCAACTACTTTTAGTGTTTGTAAATGATATACTTCAAAAACCAGGAGAATCCTATGAATTCAATGGAGGTTCTCAAATATCATTTACAGAACCACCAAAACTTGGAGATACTATTAGTATTTTATTCTATAAGGGAAGTGGAGATGCTCTTGATGTCATTGAGAGGGAAGTTATTGAAACAGTAAAATATGGAGATGAGGTCACCTTAAATTATAATCCTGATCTTGGACAAAAACCATATCAACAAGAAAATGCTAGAACAATTAGTTCTGTTACAAATATTGATAGGGTTGAAACTGTTCCATATTTTGGACCAGGAAACACCACTGACACTACTTTTGAAAGACCAATAACATGGTGCAGACAAACTCAAGATAAGATTATCAATGGTCAGGAAGTTGGTAAAGATAGGGAAATTTATGAACCTATTATTAATCCAACTGCAAATATTATTGGCACTGTTGCCATTGGTTCTAGTGTAATCTATGTTGATAGATTGAGACCACTGTTTGATCTTAATAATGAAAATGTAAGTTCTACGTTTAGAAACACAATTCAAAAAGGAATAAAATTAATAAATCCTGTAGTTTCTGTTGGGGCTACGGCAACCGCTGTAGTTTCAGTTGCTGGAACCGTTTCTTCAATTACCATTAATAATGGTGGAGTTGGTTATTCAACGACTCCAGATGTAAGTGTTGGTATTGGTTCTACAACAGCAACAGCGACTGCAACAATAACTAATGGAGTTGTTACTGGAATCACTATTACTAATGGTGGATCTGGATACACTCAATCCAATCCTCCATTAGTTCTCATTGGACCTCCTGTACAGCAAACAGAGTCTTGTGATGTTATACAAAATACTGGATATGTTGGAGACTCTGGAATAATTGTTGGACTTGGAACAACGTCTGTTGGTATTGGAACAACTCAAATGATATTTGATTTCCATATTCCATACGATTCTGTCTTGAGAGACCCTAATATTGTTGGAACAGCACTTACGCTTTCTTCAATTAGTGTAAATGATTACTTTATCGTTAAAAACTCTAGTATTGGTACTGCATCTACAAGTATTACCTCACTCTATTCTGATAATTCTACAGTTATTGGAATCGGTACAGAGTTCTCTGATAATGTTTACGCGGTAGATTCTGTCGAATTGATTTCTAAGGGTGTTGCTGGGGTCAGCACGATGGTTAAGAGAGTATTTGCAAACGTTACTAACGCTCCTACGGGAGTTGTTGGTATTATAACTTCTGCTGGATTTGGCGATTACTCTTGGGGTAAAATTACTGTAGATGCTAGAACTAAAGACGTTTCATATCCAGCACACACCATGTCTGGAATAGGAACAAATGAATTTACTGGTATATCGACCTCATCGAAGGTTTATAGAACCAGATATATCAGGTTCAAAAAATTCACATGATTTTTAGTAATAAATAAGTAAAAAAGTCCGTCAAAAATGGCTGCCATTATAACTGATCAGGTAAGAATATTAAACGCGAAAAATTTTGTCGCAGGGATTGCTGATGCAAGTAATTCCTATTATTCTTTTGTCGGACTTCCAAATCCGACAGACTATTCATCCACATGGAATGACACTCCTCCTGCACCAAAAGATAATTTTGATCAGGAGAATGATTATTGGAATACAATGATCGCATTGAAGAGAGTTAATTCTACTGATGTTAGACAAGTAGTTCCAAAGAGAATTTGGTCTTCTGGAACTACCTATGATATGTACCGACATGATTATAGTCGTTCAAACACTGCTCCAGTGTCTGGTTCTACTAACTTATATACATCTAACTTCTATGTACTGAACAGTGATTATAGGGTTTATATCTGCTTACAGAACGGAACAAATCCTGAAAACACCGTTGGTAGACCATCTTTGGATGAACCAACTTTTACTGATTTAGAACCAAAGGCAGCTGGAACTAGTGGTGATGGGTATATTTGGAAATACCTCTATACTATTAAACCAGCAGATATTACCAAATTTGATTCTACAGATTTCATGCCAGTTCCCACAGACTGGAGTACAAGCAATGATACATCTTTAGTTAGAGAAAATGCTGTAGATGGTTCTGTTAAAATTGTTACTATAACCAATCGCGGTGCTGATCTGGGAACAGCAAATCAAACCTATACTGGAGTTCCTATCCGTGGTGATGGTACAGGAGCACAATGCACTGTTACTATCGATGGAGACTCTAGAATTAGTGAGGTTTCTGTATCTGCTCAAGGATCTGGATATACTTTCGGAACTCTTGATTTTGAAGCTGCTGGAATTCCAGTCGGAACAACTAGACCAACTTTTGATGTAATCATCACACCACAAGGTGGACATGGTGCTGACATCTACAGAGAATTGGGTGCGTACAGTGTTCTGATGTACTCTAGAATTGAAAGTGATAACGAAAATCCAGATTTCATCACAGGAAATCAATTTGCAAGAATTGGTATTGTTGAGAATCCACTCTCTCCAGCTGGAGGATCAGTATTGACATCAGACAAAGCAAGTGCGGTCACTGCTTTAAAATTGACAGGAGTTGGATATAGTGAAGCAACTTTTACTTCAGATTCTTTTGTCGTTCAAACAGTCGGAACTGGTGTCACTGCAGTAGGTAGAGTTGTAAATTACGATCAAACTACTGGAGTTCTTAAACTTTGGCAAGACAGGAGTGTATCAGGATTTACAACTGCTGGAATCGGAATTACCAATCCAACTTATGGATATGAATTGCAAGAATTCACTGGAAGTCCATCCGGAACCGGATCATTAGCAATCACTCCATCTACAGGGTTAGCTTTAAGTATTGACAGTACATTTAGCGATAACAAAACGACGATAAATAATCGTACATATTATCTTGGAATGGATTTCACTACAGGTGTTGCATCCCCAGAGGTAAGACAGCATTCTGGTAATATTATATACGTAGATAATAGACCTTCGATTACAAGATCGTCAAACCAAAAAGAAGACATAAAAGTTATCTTGCAGTTCTAAAGAATTATGCCACAGCAGACGAACCTAAACGTAGCACCATATTTTGACGATTTTGATGCGACGAACGATTATCACAAGGTGCTTTTTAAGCCTGGATACCCAGTTCAGGCAAGAGAATTATCATCTTTACAGTCGATTCTCCAGAATCAAATAGAAAAGTTTGGTCAGCACTTTTTTAAAGAGGGTGCAAAAGTAATTCCCGGTAATACTGGATATTCTCAGTTATATTATTGCGTACAACTAGCAAATACTTTTCAGGGAGTTCCTGTTGAGGCATATGCTGATCAATTAGTTGGAACAACCATCACTGGACAATCTTCTGGGGTCACTGCTGTTGTTGATAGTATTCTTCCCTCTGCAGATTCTGAAAGAGGAAACTTAACTCTCTATATTGCATATCAAGGTTCTGCTAAAACTGATAATACTACTCAAACCTTTGCTGATGGTGAAAATTTAACTTGTAATCAAGTTCTAGCTTCAGGATTGCTCGGAAATTCTACTATTTCTGTAGGTGCTCCATTTGCGAATACGATAGCAACAAATGCAACTGCTACTGGATCAGTATTTCAAATTGAAAATGGAGTTTACTTCATTCGTGGTAATTTTGTAAATGTAGCTAGAGAGTCTTTAGTTTTAGACCAGTATTCAAATACACCTAGTTATAGAATTGGTCTCTTTGTTTCTGAAGAGATTGTAAATTCAAA